AGTTAAATCCAATTCTTTTCTTTCTGGACAATAGTGGTTCAAAGAAGTTATTTTAGCAATAATTTCTCTGTCCTTACCAGTAGCTCTCATTTTGTATGTAATGTCAATTTCAGTTGCCCTTCTTGACCAGTACATAGTTTTTGAGTAGCCATGTGCTACGCTCACCTTGTGAGCATCTTCCCCTTCCCCCATAGAACGTGCGAATGTTTCAGTGTCCATTTCGTCCATACGACGTGAATCACCTGTTCCTGCTGGGATTGAATTTCTCATGAAAAGTTGTTCTGCATTTTTTGGTTCAAATTCCATGAAACTCACATAACTTTTTTCAATTAAGTCAGTCAATTCACCAAGGGCAAGAGTACTTATTAATCTTGTTTCCATATAGTTAAAGTTTATTAGTTAATTAAATCTAGTTAGTTAAAACTAGCTAGTTGCTACGTTTTTCACGCAAGCCAATGAGTTAATCATGAAAATACCTTCAGTAGCTGAAACGTATTTTATAAGTGTAACAACATTTTTAGATGTAGCAGCTGCATTAACAGATTCCGCATTAGAAAGATCCATAGTAGTTCCTTCCATAGCTTCTGTTAAAGTTCCGTCCACATCATCACATCTAACCAAATCTCCTGGACTTAATAAATCAACTGAGATTTCACCTGCAGTAGTATATCTGTCGTCAGTTGATGGTAATTCCTCTGCGGCAATACCATAATGGTCGCCAGATGTAGCATCAGCTGGGACGAACCCACTAGATCCGTTTGAATAAACCAAATCTCCTAAGTTATAGTCAGTTGTAATAACGTTCTTCAAAGGAAATAAATTTGGTCTCCCTGTTTCTCTTTTAAACATATTGTTTTATATTTACATTAATAAGATTTCGTTTAATAATTATTGTATAATTATTAAATAAAATATGATTTTTTGACTATGGCTCACAACCACGAAGTATGTTATCTTAACTCCGATAACGAGAGAATGAAGTGGCTGATAAGTTCAGCCACTCTATCTCTATTTATCTTTTTTCATTTTAGCATCTATATCCTGTATAGTTACTTCAAATGGATGTTTACCCCAGTAATTTTCCAAGGCAATATTTTTTGACAATTCCAGAGATGCCATTATTGAATTTTCAGCGATTGAGATAGCTTGTCTCATGAGTTGAAACAATAATTCAACCTCGCCATCTATTACATTTTTCTTATACAATCTATCAATTATTTTAGCAGAAACTTCTTTATAATTGACAGCTTCATTTTTTATATCCCTATCACCTAAACGAATATTAGATGTAGCAATAATCTTTAATAAATCTTTAGCTAATTTCGATTTATCTTCTGATATACTGTTTACTTTTTTCTCTTCTACTTTTTTTTTATCAGTCATATTTTTATAGATTAACGAAATTAATATTTATTTCTTTTTCTTCCTTATTTGGTAAAATAACTGTTACATAATCTTCACTTGATGTAACCTTTTGCATAACCTTATCTTTTTTCATAACAGTTTTATAATCAACAACTTCTCTTACTCTTATCAATCCTTTTTCATCAACCACTTTTTTCTTTCTTATTTTTTTAACTGGGACTTCTATGATTTTAGAATTATCATAGAACTCTGAGCATTTAACAACTTTTCTTTTTTCATTTCCTTTATCATCTATTAAAATTATTTCTTGCATTAAATTTTCTTCTCTTTTTTCCTTGTCATACTCGAACCATGTTCCTCTTTTTTCATCTATTCCAACAACTAATTGGTCATTATATTCTCTAAGTCCGACAGTTACTGGCTCTTTACCCTCACTCTTTATTTCGTCATTTCCCATTAGGACTTCTTGTTTCTTTACTTTTGTTTGAAGTTCTTTTAATTCCTTCTGCATTTGTTCAAAAATGCTTTCAGGGACTTCAATTTTTTTATCTATATTATTCATATTTTTAATAAATTAATTAATTATTTTCTAGGTTTTGGAATAAGCTGTTCCAACATTTTTTTACCTTCCTCTGTGTCTGTAAATGTTTTTTTGTTTGGGTCTTGCCTTCTTGGTGCTCCTCCTGAAACACCGTTGTTAATAAGTTTTACATTACTAATATCCCTATCAGGGAATGCAAGCCTCTCAGCTACTTTAATATTTTCTTCCAATGAACCTCCAGTAACTACTAATTTATCAAGATAATGTTCGACTAATTTCTTATCTTCTTCTTCATATTGCGATAATACATCTTTTCTTTTGTTAGACGAAAGAGTTTCCAATGTTTGCTCTTCGACTATTTTTTTAATTTCTTCTGCATTAATCTTTGTGTCCCCACTAACAACATTTCCTTCATCGTCAATTTGAACTCCTTTTTCTTTAGCTATTTTTTCAAGAGCATTAAATTTCTTTCTATACTTCCCGAAATTAGGATTAGCATTTTCTTTTAGTTCTTGAATTTTGTCTTCAACGCTTTGACCTTCTTCAAGTCCTAAATCTTCACCTAGTTTTGATAAACGTTCTTTTTGCTCTTCTGTTTTTTCAGACTTCTCTTTGTACTCATTTAACTCTTCTTCCGTGTAGACAGTTTCTTTTGAACCATCTTCTAACTCAATTTCTTTCGGCATAATTTTTTCTATATCCTTTACACATTGTTTGCAAGCCAATGGAGCTGAGGATATTAAATTATTAATTAACTACTTATAATATCTAATTATAATGCTTGTTATATAGAACATCTAAACGATCTTCTTTTCTTTCTTTCTTATCGGATACTAAATTTATATCTTTAAACCTACTCTTCAATAATTCTAAACCATTTATCGTCATTCTAGCATCAAGTGTTTTATCGTGGTTCGATGATTCCTTTGCACAAAACTCAACACAATCTGCTATTATAGCATTCACCTCATTATTAAATGCTTCGTTTTTTAAAATGTCATCTACTGACCTTTGATAAACCCTACGATGTTCCTCTGATTCAATCTGGTTTGTATCATAGAAGTTTATCCCCCTATCAAGAACTTTCCTAATAACCATCATAGGCTCACCTACCAACTCCTCTGTTTCCGATATATACACCTTGAGCTTTTTTATTTCTTCTTCAAGTTCCTTAGCCACCCTTACTGCCAATATAAATTTTTTAATCTTTTTTATCATACTTGACTTTGTATAGTATTAAGCGATGGCTTGTTTGTTTGACCTGCTATTGCACCTTCTTTAATTTGGTCTCCTGCTTGTGATTGATCTAATCCTTCTATTTGACTATTCAAACTATTCATATCTTGCGGTGAAACTTCACCTGCTCCGCCTTGTTGTCCTCCTGGCTGTCCGCCTTGTTGCGGTGGAGCTTGCTGGAACATGTTTTGAGCATTATATGTAGTTTCATAATCTTCAATAAGTTTATCAGGATTTACTGGTCTTCCTGCGATTTCAGATATAGCAACTGCTTGATTTAGTTTTTCGGTGAACATCACCTTCTCCAAGGCACTACCATCTCTTTCTTTTTGTGATACGGTAACAAACCATAACATTGTTATCTTCCCCAATAGTTTAACATCTATATATTTAATCCTAACAGGTCTGCCCAATCTTTCTTCTCTTTGTTCATAATCGAAGATAGCATCCTTCTCGACTGGTTCCATTGGTCTATCCATAAACTGCATAATTTTCTTACCTCTTTTCCCATCTGGGAAAACACCTTTAACATTTGTGAATTTCCTAAATACATTAGAAACACTGTCGGTCATCGGATTGTATTTTTTCTTGATAGGCTTAGTATAATTTTCCAATAGATTATAAAGCCTTTGGTATGTAGCTTCTCTTTTAGCCATCATCAAGGACACGACGCTCATACCAAGCATTTTGATAAAGTTCCTTTGTTGTGCTGCAACCTCAGTGGCAGTCTGTTCACCTGATTGTTCTTGCCCTGGTGTTTGTCCTCCTGCTATAAATTCCTCTGTTTTTCTTTCAATTAAATTAAATATTTGAAATTCAGCGTTCGTAACTCCAGATTGTCCTGGGTCTATCCTAAATAAATCATCAGGTTTTATACCATTAGTAACCGAACCTTCATCAAATATATCTTTGCTAAATATTTTCTTACTTCTAGATCCCATTGGCGGTTGAACTGATTGACGAAATTTTTTAATCATTAAACGGATAGTTTCTGAATTTAACCCCTGTAATGTTTTAGCTGATGCTACAAGTGATTTACCATAAGCGAAATCAGTACCCATTGACTTAATAGCAACCATAGACATGTTATATCTACGGTCAGGTAATATTTCCCATGGGCATGCAACAGGTTCGTCAAACATCATAATACCATTAACGATTATCATATACTCGTTGTTCCAAGGGTCAATGTAATGTATTTCTTCAACCTCTTCACTTTCCAAATCATTCATCCTATAAAAGTCAGGTCTTAGATTTGGTGTTTTTGAACAAGCACCCTTGCTTACATATTTCCAGTTTTCCCAAGTTCCGTATTGTGCTCTAGCATTATCATAACTCTTCCTAAAATATAAAACTATATATGGTTGTTCTTGAAAACGATAAAAAGGGATATTAATATCCCCTAAATAAACATTAAGACCAGACAACAATTTTTTCCTTGGTCTGTTATATGTTTCCCTGCTCCCTTCTTGGTATTTTGTTTTTCCGTAATCAGACATCCTTGTGGGAGTTTTTTTAGTATAAGTGAGACATTCATCAACCTCTTGTACAAACACGCCTCTCTGCACCAAGAGCTCACGGATAAACTCCTTCCAGAAGTCATCGTCTCTTTCGATTTGGTTTGTACGGTCAATAATATCATTAAAGTCATCTCCTAATTCTCTAATCTCATTATCATCTTTATCATAGGACATTATCTCCGATTGCAAGTTCATACTAATAAGTTCATTCCAAACAGTCTCCACTTTCTTTTCAGTAGTACCAGTAACAATGCGAACCTCGTTGTCATTATTTCTGGGAGGTAAATAAGCATTACCAGCCCGTTTGTTCAACTCATAATCATCGTCATAAGTTAAACCATCAAACTCATCACGATTTTGGCTACGCTGTGTTTTAGCATTATCAATCCTTTTTATATAATAAGCCAATGCTTCCACTTGATCCTTGGAAAGTTTTTGCGTTTCCTTTTGCTCAAGTTCTTTATCCACATTTAACCCATCTGACTTTGTTTTTTCTTTTGAAATTTTTTCCATATTTATTAAAAACGTTTATATAACATATAGATATGCTATTAATTAAAATACACTATATCTATCAAAATTTTTATTTCTGTTCACATTATGTGTGTGAGCCACCTTAGATGAGAAGTTGCCCTCGTTGTCATCATCCGAGAATGTAAGCATTAAGGCATCAGCTTTGTTGGGACTCTTATATCCATCCTTCATCATATCCCTTTTACTCATTAACTGAATTTTTCCTGATAAACCCATTCTATATCTAATACATAACAATTCCTTTTTCCATTCTTCATCTTCCACTATCTCACCACCTTTTCTCAACCATTCTTTCAGCCTAAAGTAGAAACAGGCTCTTTGGTTGAGATAGATTAAAGCATCCTCCTTGTCTTCTGGCTTATTACCTACGTTAGGAGAATTAACATCCCACCCAGCCAAAGCTAATTCCTTCACAGTCTCAGCTCCTTCACCAAACATATCAACCGATATATCTGTCTCGCTGAGGTCTAGCATGTGGGCAATCGTAATGGTTTTTTGGGTAATGGATTTAGGGTTAGAAATTTTTTCACTGTAAAATACTTTAGCCTTGAAATTATCACGAACAACCCATTCCGTAGTATCCTTACCCTCTCCAGCTGGATCAACTCCAAGCTTCATAGGATTTATAAAGTCATCGTTTGGAATCTCCTGAATAACACGAATATCTTTATCGGTAATAAGTGGAACATACCCCTTCGTATCCATATTCGCTGACCCAGGGAACTCTCCCAAAACTGATACCCTATAAGAATCAGATTGCTTGTTACCATCATTCTTTTCCAGTATTTCCAATATATCCTCACTCTTAACAACTGGTGAATGCTCGGCGTTTAATGTAAAAGGGCGATAATATTTCAAATAATTCTCGTTGGTATGTGTCTCATGGAAATAACCTGTAAGTCTGGTAGGATTTGAAATAAGAATCATTATATAATTTTCCTCAGTCATTGACTCTTCCCCAGTAGTAATAATCTGGTCAGCTACAGCAGAAGCTTCATCTACAACCAATAACATATACTTTGCATGAAGTCCTGACAATGCCTCTGGATTTTCTTTCCTAGCGGTCTTAGCACGTGCAAACCAGTATTTCGGTCTTTCTGTAACCCTCACGTATGATCCTTGAACATCAAACTTTTCCTTATGCCCTGGTGGTAATTTATCAACCCATACGGCAATATACTTCCATAAAACATCATACATCTGCGTTTGGTTTGGTGCGGTGCATGGTGCATGTGATAATGGGTGAACGTACAAATACCATATTATAACCCATGATAATGCACATGATTTCCCTACTCCCCTTCCAGCCTTTATCGTTATCTTTCTTTTACCTACAAGATTTTCAGCATCTTCTATTGCCAATAAAACTTGGTATTGTTGCCATGTTATGTGTTCTCCCATGACAAAAGGCTCAAAATATTCATGTGTCAATTTTTCATATTCCCTGTCTTTGATTATTTTCTCTACTGCCTTTTTGTGTTCTGGCTTCACTGGTTGTGGTGTTAGCTTCCACATTAGCTGAATAAAGAATATAACTGACCTTCTCATCTTAAGTGCTATCACCTTTTCCTTTGTTGTTATCTTTGGTTGTGCCATATATATTATAACATGAATGATTGATTGTGTAAAGTGAATGAAAATTTTTGATATTTTTGTTTAAGGGCGTATGTATACAACGGGGGGTCGATATATACGGGGGTCGCTCCATTTTTCTAATAACGCCCACCATTTCAATATTGGTCAAGAATTGCAAATTGCCAACTAATTATATTTACTATTCTTTGCTATTATTAGCTACTTTCTTGCAATGTGCTATTGACAAAAGTTGATATGGGTGTCTTAATATACTTCGCATAATATACATTATCAAACCTATTCACATCTCCCTATATTACCTAACATTAGCCAATAACTAGACAACGGCATTTTATTTTTTCTTAGTGTCAATGTCATCAAACAGTTTTTCAATTGATATGTTGCCTTTGTGTGTTATCTCTGACTCGGTTTTATCAGTATATCCGTTGTTTTTTAATAAAAAGATATTTAAAGCCTGATTTTTATCGCCTTCCTTGGCATTATTGAGACAATAATGAGACAAACGCTCCTTAATTCTTTTTATAGTGTTGTAAAATGATGGATTATCTTCTATTTTTTGAGTCAAATAGTCCCTATAAGTTCCACAATATACTGCAAAACCAGATAAACTCTTATAATCATCAAATTCCTTATCTTGCATGTACTCGTCAAACTTTTCCTGCAACTCTTCTGGATTTTTAAATTTTGGAGGTCTTCCAGCCATATATCTT